TATGGCAAACAATAGCCAAATTACACAAGAAGAAGCTTTAAATTCAGTTAAAGATTATAATGCGGAAGTTAATCAATTGGGTGATGATGGTGTAATATTGGGAGAAGACCCACCACTTAGCGAAAGCGGTAGTCTTAATTTTGGTAATGGAACTACATCAGGAGTAGCTGGTACTAGTGGAGGTAGTAACGGACCTGATAAACCAAAACCTCAATTAATAGGTAAAGGTGATGAAGCTTTATTTAAAAAATGCGGAAACGGAGTTTGGCCGGCAAAAGGTTCGCCTGGTTCATTTGAAGTACAATCAAGTGAAAATACTGGAGCAAAGTGTTCAAACCCAACTAGATATTGGTACAAAGTTAATAATGAATATCTTACAAAGAATTGTACAGAAATTATATTTCCAACTAAAAAAGGAGGTTCTAAAATAATGGTACACAAAAATCTAGCTGCAATTATAAAGCCGGCATTAGAAAAGATTAAAGGAGATGGTTTACAAAAATATATTGAAAATTGTGCCGGCGGGTTGGCTGTTAGAAATGTGACTTGTGGAACCCGATTCTCAAACCATGCTTGGGGAACTGCGATAGATATGAATACATCTGTGTATCCTTATGGTTACAATTTTAAAGCAGATGGAATATACAATGGTAAGACAAAAGTTAGAGACCTTAATGAATTTGATAAAGGATTTCAGCAAGTGGCAGCAATATTTAAATCACAGGGAATGACATGGTTAAGTAATAATGACCCAATGCACGTTTCTATTTACGAATAGAAATATAACCTTTTCAGGTTAAATCTCAAAAATACTTAATTGAAATATTTATAAACATAACAAAACAATATATGGACACAGATAAACTATTAAAAGCTATACAAATCCTTATAAAAGAGGAATTGAAGGAGCAATTACCTGCGTTAATCAAAGAATCCGTACAAAAGGAAGTAAAAAGATTATTAAGCGAAGGTAAAAAACCAGTACAATCTAAAAATACTGGATTATCAATGGCTAAGGCTATGATGGATGATGAACCAATTGTAGAATCAATTGAAGAAAAGATAGTACCACAAAAACAATTTAGTAAAAATCCAATAATTAACCAAATTCTTAATGAAACAAAAGGTGGTATCCCACAGGGAGATGGTGGGTTTAGAACAATGAATTTTGGACAAGGTGATATGGGTTCAATTGTAGGTAAAACTGCATTGGCTGAAAAAATGGGTTATGGTGAAATGGCTAAAGGACCTCAACCAACTGGATTGGGTGTGAATACTGGAGTAGCTGAAATAGATAAAGCTTTGAATAGAGATTATTCAGAACTTGTAAAAAGATTTAAGAAGAAGTAATGGCAATTGTATTAGGACAAAAATTAGTACAAGATACTAAAAAGTATGAAGATTATGCGATAGGTATATCATTACCAATCCAAATCGGTAATACTGCGTTCAATCAAACCTTTACAACTAATGAGCAAATAAAATCAAATGTAAAAAATTTACTATTAACCAAAAAAGGTGAAAGAGTAATGCAACCTGCATTTGGTAGTGGATTACAAGAACTATTGTTTGATTTTAATGATGATACTTTGCCTGGTAAAATTGAAGATGCTATAACAAATGCATTAGAACAATGGTTACCATATGTTACAATAGAACAAATAGATGTAGAAAGTACAAATAATAACAGAGATAATAATTTAATTAATGTGTCTGTAACATTTGCATTATTAAATCAACCTGAATTAAATACTGTATCTTTCACAATAGCAGCTTAATAAATAAAAAATGGGAATAACTGTAACAAATAAAAATTTTAAAAATAAAGGAAAGGATATAAAATATCTTGATAAGGATTTTATTGGATTTAGAAATAATCTAGTAGAGTTTGCAAAAAGCTATTTCCCAAAAACATATTCCGATTTTAATGAATCTTCTCCTGGTATGATGTTTATAGAAATGGCATCTTATATAGGTGATTCATTATCTTATTATATTGATGATACTTTAAAAGAATCATTAATGGTATATGCGGAAGATATAAAAAGTGTATTGGCATTATCACAATATTTAGGATATAAACCAAAAGTATCATCGCCAGCAATTACAACAATATCTGTTTATCAATTAGTTCCATCAATTGGGACTGGAGTAAATAATTTACCAGATACAAAATATTTTTTAAGAATTAAAGAAGGATTGCAATCAGCATCAACAAAAGATGGTATATTATTTAGAACAACTGATGCTGTTGATTTTTCTGATGAAAATGGTAGAGAGGTTAGTGTTTACCAAAGAGATGCTGCAACAGGAGAACCAAGTTTTTATTTAATTAAAAAATATGTACAAGCAATATCTGGTGAGCTAGTAGAAAAGGTAGTTACATTTGATTCATATTCTCCATTTGAAAAAATAGTATTAGATGAAACTAATGTTATTCAAATATACGATGTAAGAGATAGTGGTAATAATAAATGGTATGAAGTTCCATATTTAGCACAAGAAATGGTTTTTGTGGATGTACCAAATACAGAAGTAAATGATGCGGATTTATATCAATTTAAAACAACTGTACCATATATTTTAAAAACAATAAAAACTCCTAGAAGATTTGTTGCAAAGGTAGATGAGGAAAGTAGAACTATAATTCAATTTGGAGCTGGTGACCCAACCGCATCTGATGAACAATTAATTCCAAATCTTAAAAATGTTGGATTAGGACTACCAAACTCTATTAATAGATTAGAAGAATCATTTGACCCAACTAATTTTTTAAAAACAAAAACATACGGAACATCGCCAGCTAGTACAACAATGACTGTTAGATATTTAATTGGTGGTGGTGTTAAATCAAACGTAGCAACTGGTCAATTGACTAGAATTACTAAAATAGAATTTGAAGAAGATACACAGGCATTAACTGATACAGAAAGAGCAATTTATAATGCAACAAAAAACTCTGTAGCTATTGATAATGAAATTACAGCTGCAGGAGGTAGAGGTGGAGAGACTGTTGAAGAAATTAGACAAAACGCTTTAGCAAATTTTGGTTCTCAAAATAGAGCAGTAACAGCAAAAGATTATCAGGTAAGAGTTTTATCTATGCCTGCAAAATTTGGAGCCGTTGCAAAAGCTTACGCTATAGCTGATGGTACAATAGATAATAACTCACCAGCATCTATATTAGCATCACCTAACAATTTGCAAGAATTTACTGATTTAGTAATGGGATTTGTTAATATGCCTGATACACAAGAACCATCTGAACAATCGGTAAAGGAAGATATTACAAAATATTTAATTGGAAAGACTTCAAATGAAAATGAAAAAAATAATCCATTTGCAATTAATTTATATTTGTTAGGATACGATTTATTCGGAAGATTAGTGCCACTTAGTAGAGGTGTTAAAGAAAATGTAAAGACTTATTTAAATGAATATAGATTATTAACAGATGGTATTAATATTAACGATGGTTTTATTATAAACATAGGTATTAATTTTGAAATATCAGTTTATCAGAATTATAATAAGAGTGAAGTATTAGCTAAATGTATTTCAGAATTAAAAGATTATTTTAATATTGATAATTGGCAATTTAATCAAACAATAAATTTAAGTGAAGTTGAATTGTTAATTGCAAATATAGAAGGAGTTTCATCTGTTCCAAGTTTATTAATAGTAAATAAATGTGGAGGTAAATACGCACCAAATTCATATAATATAGAAGCGGCAACTAAAGCTAAGATTGTATATCCATCTTTAGACCCATCTATTTTTGAAATCAAATATCCGGATTCGGACATAAAAGGAAGAGCAAAATAATGGGATACTATTTTTTAACAGCATCAAAAGATGCAACGCTTTATCTTCAACAACCCAATCAAAATACTGGGCTTGATGAAATCTTAGAAATAAGTAAAATATATTATGGTAACATAAAGGATACATCTCATGCTTTAATAAAATTTGATGTAGGATATATATCAAAATCTTTATCAGATGGTACTATTGGATTTAATGATGCAACTTTAATTTTAAGAGAAACAAATGAAATTCCATTAGAATATACAATATATGCAAATGCATTATCTGGTAGTTGGGAAATGGGTACTGGTACTCGTTTTGATAATATATCTACTCAGGGTGTAACTTGGAATTATAGAGAAGGTGATTCTAAATTAGAATGGTTGGAAAATAATTTTAATTCATATACAACTGCTAGTATAAATAATGGAGTTGGTGGTACTTGGTGGACTCAAAATGTAGCATCGCAAGCATTTAATTATCAAACGGCTGATATTAATATGGATGTTAAATCTTTATTAAAGAGTTGGATGAGTGGTTCTATTCCAAATGACGGTATTATATTAAGACATGCAACTAATAAAGAAATTGATACTCAAGATTATGGTATAATAAAATTTTTTAGTAAAGAAACAAAAACAATATATCAACCAAAAATTAGAATTGGTTGGAATGACCAATCTTTTGTAACTGGTTCATTAACTGCACTAACAGCTGAAGATATTAAAATTGGTATAAACAATTTAAAAAAAGAATATAAGTTGGGTACTAATCCTAAAATAAGAATATTTGCAAGGGAATTATATCCATTAAAAACTTTCTCTACATCATTTGAATATACTACAGATAAATATTTACCAACAACAACATACTATCAAATAAGAGATTATGCATCAAACGATATTATAATACCATTTTCAGAATATTCAAAAATAAGTTGTGATAGTAGTGGTAATTATATAAAGCTTAATTTATCTAATTGGGAAGCTAATAGAGTTTATAAAATAGAATTTATGGTTGAACAAAATGGTAGCTCTCAATATTTTGATGATAATATAACATTTAGTATAGCAAAGAATTAGAAATGATAAAAAGATTAATAAAGACAGGTTTACGAAATGAAGATAAAATATCAGAACTTTTAGTTAGTGGTTCATTGGCAATCAAAACTAAAAATGATTTTGGTGTTCATGTATTTAGTGGATCTGTAGCTACTGATGGTATTGTTTCTGGTAAATTAACAAAACCAAAATATAATGAGGTTGAAGTTATAAAATCAATAGATACTAATATAGTGGAATTAATACCAGTGGAAGCACCGGATTTACCACCAACAATATTACTTACATCTTATAATGAAGCTAATCAATTAATAGGTGATTTAACTACACAAGTTGAAAGATTAAATAATGTTACTCTTGATTTAGCATCAAAAGTTAAAGAATTAGAAATTGTAACACAAAGTCTTTTAGTTGAGATGGATTCTAAAGATTTACTATTAGCTGTATCTCAAAACCAAACGCAACAAGCAAATTCGAAGATAGAAAGTAGTATTGGTAGTTTACAAAACTCAATACAAAAAGCAACTGCAGAATCTATTCAAAGAGTTTCATTAAGTGCAAGAAATACTTCGTTATTACAAGAGAACGCATTATTAGGAGAACAACTTACATCAGCACAAGCTCAAATAGTAAATCTTAACCAAACAATAAATCAAATAAACACTCAATTGAATACTAACCAAACACAATTGATTGCAGCTAACCAACAACTTACAAACGCAACTACTAAGAAGAAGAAAATTATTTGTAATGAATTATACAATCAAGGTTTCTTACCTCAACACATTTGGAACGCCGATGAAATTTATGGTGAGATGATGTATGAGAAAGACACTCGTTTGGTATTAGGATATATGATGTGGGCTAGAAATGTAGTTAAGTATATGAAAGCTAAACCACAAAATACTAAATGGATTTATATGATGGTTAAACCTTGGACTGAGCATATGGCTTATGAGGTGGGTACATTACCAAAAGATAATTGGATAGGTAAACTTATTCATAATGTAGGAAAACAATATTGTTACTATGTATATGATAAGCAAATGAGTAAAAGAAATAAGTTGTCATGGCAATAAAAACATTTAAGGAAATATTAAATAATCAGGGGTATAGAATATCTTCAAACGATAGAAAAATATTTGAAGAAGGTAATCTTGAGTCCTTCTTTGGATTTGGTGAAAAAGATGCTATTGAATTTATTGTATATGATTTAAACGATAATCAATTACCTCAAATAAATGATGAGCTGGTTAGATATGTTCCATTAACAACGGCAAATATTAAAGATTATTTTTTAATAGCTGAGGGAACTGTATTTCAAAAACATCAATTTCCAAATGAATATTTTATTGATATAGAAAGATTACTTAGAGAAGCTGGATATGATAATGGTATATTTAAAACTCAAATAACTTTAATTAATAAAAGAGTAGGTAGTGAGGCTCCATCAGATAGTTTATGGATATCAGAAATATCACCATCACGTACGGAAGTTAGATTATTACCACTAAAAAGAGGATTACAACTAAATCCAGAACTTAAAAAACGATTTGATTTATTTATAAATAATGGTGAATTTAGAGATGATACTATAAATTTAGCATTTAATTTTATTGAGAAAGTAAATCCAACTGTAATTGATAATTTTTTAAAATCAAAATATTCAACTAAATGGTTAGATAAAATGGTTT